TTCTTATTACATAAGCGGGCCTAATCCTGGAGAGTTCTTATTAATTAGTGAGGCCAATTTCATTCGTTCGTCTTATAATAAGGCTAGGATCCTGATGGCCTGAAATATATACATTTGCTAATAAATGTATATTATTCGTGCATTTTCGTGTATAATTATTATATACAAACAAGGCACTTTTACATTATGTACACTCTTAAGTTAACCGAAGCAGAATTAGAAACAATCGCTGCTGCTATGGAAGATTATAAGCATTATGATATGGAAGAGGACAGAGAGACAACAGAGGAATTATTTGGGGGTATCTCAGTTATCGAAAGATGTAATTCGATAAACAATAAGATCGTAGACGCTTATAAGAGATAAACAGCAACCTTATAAGGGGGTGGATCGGCAGTTATTTCGCCCCCTTATGTTTTTATGCCCTTGCCCCTTGCCGATTTAAAAACGACTAACTACCCTAACCTACAGAGGTGACAAAGAGTGAACTCAATATTGAAACTAATCGCAATTGTATCAGGTCTCAAATACATCGGAGTATTCAAAGCACTCAGATTCCTGTTTCTGATGACATTGCTAATTGTAATTCTTGTGTAGAAAAAAATATTCGGCCAGCAAAAAAGGGTTCAAAACCCCTTTCAGATAAAAAATTTCCCACGGCCTCAGAGGTCGTCTAAGGTTCGCAAAGGATATATAAAAATAAATTACACAATAGGAAAATGAAAATCAGTGTAGATCATTACGAGAGAGACATAATCATGGAGACTCTTCAGTACCGCCTAGAACACGACGACCATCTGATACAGGAAATGACTCTCAAAGACAACTTAGAGGATCTTCTGTCTAAACTGGAAGAGGACGTATAACCGAACAGTGGATCCTTTATAGATAACGTAACTGTTGCATGATTTGAATTGTAATGGTATAATGTAAATGTAATTATTACTAAGTTATGGCAAAAGGATTTACTGTGAAGGCAGCTGTGCCCAAGCAAAAAAAGAAAGAGAATACGTTTGATATTGCAGAATGCAGACAATTGGTAAGAGGTAAGACGATTGTATTCTGTCTACCTGGTAGAGGAGTATCCTATCAGTTTCTGAAGAGTTTCGTAGCACTTTGCTTTGATCTGGTTCAGAACGGTGCAGCAATTCAGATATCACAAGACTACAGTAGTATGGTGAACTTCGCAAGATGTAAGTGTCTTGGTGCAAATGTACTACGAGGGCCTGATCAGAAGCCATGGGATGGGAATCTAAAATATGACTATCAGTTATGGATAGACAGCGATATCATGTTTGATACAGAGAAGTTCTACAGATTAATCGATAATGCAATTCCGAGAGAGGCAAGAACTTATGAGGATATCACACAACCAGTGAGAGAAGCAGATGGCACAGAGAAGAAAGACGAAGAAGGAAAGGTTGTCACACAGGTAGTTGGTAAGAACATCATTGTCGATGCAGAGAAGGAAAGAGAGATCGTTGCAGGTTGGTATTGTACAGAAGATGGGAGAACCACTTCAATTGCTCACTGGTTAGAGGAAGGTGACTTCCGTAAGAACGGTGGAGTCATGAATCATGAGACTCTCGAAACCATGAGTAAGAGAAAGAAGCCGTTCACTTGTGATTACACAGGATTCGGTTGGGTACTCATCAAGAATGGTGTGTTTGAGCATGCCGAAATGAAATACCCTTGGTTTGCACCGAAGATGCAAGTCTTCGAGTCTGGAGAGGTACAGGACATGTGTGGAGAGGACGTTTCATTCTGTCTAGACGCAATCGAGGCAGGATTTGATATCTGGTGCGATCCACAGATTCGGGTCGGACATGAGAAAACCAGAGTCATCTAGGAGGACACTATGCACGATCAGAATTCAATCGACCAATCTGAGTCACCTTCTCAGAAGTATCAGAGAGCATTAGACCTGTTTACAGAGTCGGTGCTGAAACCTGATCACAATCTTCGAGGGTGTGCTCATAATCAGGGGTGTTATGATCAGTTGATGGAAATCAGAGAGCATGTTCTTGAATACCTCAAGACTCTCAAGGAGGTCACACATCACGAAAATGCTGATGAGTCTGATATCATAGAGAGTGAGAAGTTGGAGAGTATTAAGAAATATCCCTCAAAGTGGCGGTAAAAAAATCGTCGTCAAAGTCAAAAAATCGTCGTTAAAGTTTAGGAATTATTAATTATGGCAATGAGATTCAGTATGGGTGATTCATTAATCGAAAGTCGCCCAAAAAAGACAAGACAAGGAAAAGGAAAGCATAGTAAGTACTCTGCTACGAGTCGTAACGGGGCAAAGAAGAGGTATAGGGGTCAAGGCAGATGAACTGCTGGCACTGTGGCACTGAATTGATCTGGGGTGCCGATTACGATATGGAAGATGTAAATGATGGAGAAGAGTCAGAGTACGACTTCTTTTCAACCTTTACTTGTCCAAAATGTCAATCTTACGTTGAAGTTTATCATCATAGTTAAATGGCTTGTTTAATTGCAAATTTACCCTCCTACGAGGTATGGGTAAGAAAAGAATATCTAACCGACCATAAAAGTGGTCATGGTGAGTTTGTAAAAGGAGTATGGGTATCTGCGAAGAGTATACCTGGTCGTGCCTTCTACTTCGAGACTTATCTTCCAGACTATGCTGCAATGTTTGATAAATTGCCAATCTCTGCGTTCACTACCGACCCTGAGACACCGAAACCAGACATGACCTTACATAATCTCCAGTTTTGGAATTGTATGGACTATGGGGTTGTTGCGGTACAGAAGCAGTTTATTGGTTCAATGCACTATGAAGTGCTTACAAGAGACTACGGAACGCAAACAGGCACATATATTTGCACTTTAGACAACTATCATCAAGATGTAGATGTCATAGACTACTCAACAAGTGAACAACCAGCTGAACATAAGAGTCATAACCTCTTAGAATTAGATAATGGGCAGTTTTGTCTCTATCCAAACAACAGAATGAGGATATATGACAATAGTATCACTCCTGAGACACCTAAGAATCCTGATTTTAAAGTTTCAACCGTGTATTATCAGGTAGAAAACGGTCATGATCGTGATGGATTGGGTTCAGAAGAGAATTATTTCTGGAAAACAGCTAAAGAACGTAAGGAAAACCCAGAATTGGGATAAATAAATCATTACGGAGACAAAAATGGTTATTAAAATGGACAAATCGCAAGAATTCATCAAAAGTGGTAAAAAACTGATTAGTGAATACGATGCTGATGCTTATTTTGAAGAAAAAGAGGAAGAAAAACCTCAATTTTTAAAGGAAGGCGAATAAATAAACGTAATATTAAAAACCCTTATAGATATATTAGGAAAAATATATCAAATTGAATGGTAGTTAAAATTTCTCGTGCATTTAAGGACATTAGTTTGTCATTTACGAAGCATCCTGTCACAAATGACGTGACTGTGCTGAAAAATGAAGATGCAATTAAGAAATCAGTGGTCAATTTATGCCGAACACGCATAAATGAGAGATTTTTTAACGACTTATTGGGTACATCAATCGAAGATTCGTTGTTTGAGACGAATTTGAATGACATTACATCATTTATAGAGAGAGAAATCACTGTTTTACTTAGTAATTATGAGCCAAGAATAAGACTAACTAGTGTTATTGTTGAATCTTTAGTTGATTCATACGAATTACAGATAAGAGTTGAGTATGAAATTACAGGATTACCATTTCCGACACAAAATATCGAATTTTTACTTCAACCGACTAGGATATAATGTCATTTACACAGTTTACCAACCTCGATTTTAATACTTTAAGAGCACAAATCAAAGATTATTTGAGATCTAACTCAAATTTTACTGATTTTGACTTTGAAGGATCAAACTTTTCAATTTTAATTGATACTTTAGCATATAACTCTTACATAACTGCTTATAATACGAACATGGCAGTCAATGAATCTTTCATTGATAGTGCAACTCTACGTGAAAATGTCGTATCATTAGCAAGAAATATCGGTTATGTACCAAGATCTAAAAAATCAGCAGTTGCAACAATTAGTTTTAATGTCGATGTATCATCAATAAACGCACAGCAAGTCAAATTAAATGCTGGTTTAGTAGCATTAGGATCTGTACAGGGTGGAAATTATACATTTTCAATACCAGAAGACATTATAGTAACTCCAACCAGTAATGGAGTTGCGAGTTTTAACAATATTTCAATCTATGAGGGTAATTATCTAACTAAAACCTTCGTTGTAGACAGTTCACAAACAAATGAAAGGTATATTTTACCAAATGCAAACATTGATATCTCCTCAATTCGTGTTGAAGTCAGTGATAAGGATGGTATTTTAACATATAATCCATATACAAATATTTTTGATGTTAATCCTGAATCTCGATTATTCTTAGTTCAAGAAGTTGATGATGAAAGATACCAAATCATGTTTGGTGATAATATTGTAGGTAAAAAGCCAGCAAATGGTGCAACAATTAAAGTCAGTTATATTGTCACTAATGGAGTGGAGGGTAATAATGCTGCTAATTTTACTTTTTCTGGTAGACTAGTGAGCAACTCAGGAGCATCAATTGTTAGTAATATATCGCTCTTAACAACCACACAATCGTCTGAAAATGGTGATGAGATAGAATCTC